TAGAAAAGNGGCGAGGAAACTTGGATTAATGAACATAGTGATGAAGAAACCCTCGGAGTTGTTAATATACGAAAACAACCCAAGAAATAATGATGCTGCTGTCGATGCTGTAGCTAATAGTATCAAAGAGTTCGGATTCAAGGTTCCGATAGTGATCACCAAGGATCTAGTAATAATTGCCGGCCACACTAGGCTCAAAGCAAGCCTTAAACTAGGATTGGCCACTATTCCTTGTATTACTGCAGATGACCTCACAGAAGGGCAAATTAAGGCCTTTCGTTTGGCAGATAACAAGACAGCAGAACTAGCTACTTGGGATTTTAGTAAACTAGAAGAAGAACTCTCGAATATCGATATTGATATGCTTCAATTTGGTTTTGAAGAGTTAGAGTCAGATGTCCCAGATAATGCGAGTGATGATGACTTCGATCCTTCTGATGAAGTTAGTGAAACACCCTATTCTGAATTAGGTGATATCTATCTATTAGATAATCACAGAGTCATGTGTGGTGACTCAACTAAGAAACAAGATGTTCAAAAACTCCTGGATGGACAAAAGATTGATATGATCTTCACAGATCCACCATATAATGTGGACTATGAAGGAACAGCTGGCAAGATTAAGAATGACAAGATGGAAGATAACAGCTTCTATCTTTTTTTATATGACGCATTCACAAATATGTTTGAAGCAACCAAACCTGGTGGAGCCATCTATGTCTGTCATGCGGATACAGAAGGTATCAACTTTAGAAATGCATTTAAGAATGCAGGATTCAAATTGGCGGAGTGCTTAGTCTGGGTTAAGAATGCCTTAGTACTAGGTAGACAAGATTATCACTGGAGACACGAACCTATTCTTTACGGATGGAAAGAAGGTGCAGCTCATTACTTTATTGATGACCGCACACAAGATACCATCTGGGAATATAACAAGCCTAAGCGAAATGATGACCATCCAACGATGAAACCACTTGAACTTTGTGGACGAGCAATTGCAAACTCCTCCAGAGTTAATGAATATGTACTCGATTTGTTCGGTGGTTCTGGATCAACTATGATCGCATCCGATCAGCTTCAAAGAAAATCTTATCTAATGGAACTTGATGAGAGATTCGTCGATGTGATAGTTAAACGATATATAAGACACAAAGGATCAAGTGACAATTGCTATCTGATCCGAAAGGGTAAGAAGCTATCGCTTAATGACATTGATGACTTTCAAAATTTATCACTATAGTAAGCATTTAGTGTCGAATTGACTTGATATAAAAGGTCTTTAGAGTGATATATATACATACCAAAAGGTAGAAAGTAGGTCACAAGATGGATAAACAAATCAAGTTATCTGAATGGATTCAAAGATTTAAGTCAGGTGAGTTCGATAAGCCTGATTCAACAACTCAAATCAAGGCAGGTTGGTTCGATTGGTTTTGTCGAGATTCAAGTCTAGTAAACAAAACAATAAAGATGGGTAACATCATCAAGCAATTCAAAGCTGGTGGAAAGGTAGACCTTGAAACAAGTTATGTTTGGTTCAAGAACAACTGCCCACTCAATGGTCCACTCTATGATGATTTCAGAATCGCAGACAACGAAACCAATAACAACCTATTCGTTGTTCAAATTGATTGTGTGTGGAACGACTTCAAGTATACAGTCTTTGAAAGACTTGATGGTTTCGAAAAGCCAGTGTTTCAAACCAACTCCTCCAGAGAGCTTGTGAAGTGGTTCAATAAAGGGTGGTCAAAGTAATGTTCCAAGAATACAATGCACACCCAAAGGGAATCAAAACAACTGACTGTGTGGTAAGAGCGATTAGCACAGCCATGAATAAAGACTACATGGAATGCAGACGAGAACTCAATCAACTCAAACGAGAATGGAAGTTCACAAGTTATAAAGATACTGAGTTTTTGTACAAATACTTCGAAGGAAAACCTCGGTTGATCTTTAAAGCAATCAAGGGAGAACCTCGAATCAAGGGTTCCACTTTTACCGGTCTCTATACGCGCGGGACATATGTTTTGAAGATGACTGGCCATGTTACAGTATGTAAAGATGGCGTTATTCTAGATACTTGGGATTGCACTTACCGAAGCGTCTATACCGCTTGGAAAATCGACTAGAAGGACAACAATATGAAAACAAATTTTATACGCAAAGCAACATCAACAGAACTCATACCTAATGATGAGTTTGTTATTGATAAACAAGTGGTCATTGATAAAGATTTATTTGAATGCTTCATCAAGGATCCACTGAATGACTACGATTTCATCAAAGAAAATCTAGAGCATATGTACTGTGACCAAGAAGAAGTATTTCACTGTATCTTCGTTACATCTGATTCACACGATTTTGGTATTTTAGTCGAAAGCGAAGGATATCATTACGCAAGGTACACTGCATACTTACCAAAAGCAGCAATAAAATAACACAGTCAAATCAAAGCAGACCAAGGAGGCTAAGTGCTTCCTTTTTCTTGCTAGAAAAGAGGACAACATGAAAATCATAACAAGCGAATCGGTCTTTAGTGGACATCCAGATAAAATCTGTGACCAAATCAGTGATGCAATACTGGATGCCATTTTTGAACAAGATCAATCAGCAAGAGTAGCAGTTGAAACAGCTATCAAAGATGACTTAGTTGTTATCTTTGGAGAGGTAACAACAACAGCTAACGTTCAATACTCAGATATTGCAAAACAAGTACTCAAGGACATCGGATATGACGATACGTTTTGTGTCCTAGAAAAGATATCCAAACAATCACCAGACATTGCACAGGGTGTCAATGAAACGCTAGATCATCAACAGGGTGCTGGTGATCAGGGGATGATGTATGGTTTTGCATGCAATGAAACTCCTGAGCTCATGCCACTTCCGATTGTAGTTGCACATGAGATTGCTAAAGAAGTAGATGCACTTAGAAAAGCTAAGTACAACCACATCTTTGGTCCAGATGGTAAGTGCCAAGTATCGGTAAGATATGTAGATGGTCAACCTTTTGCATACGACACGATTATTGTTTCAGCCCAAACAAGACCAGGAGCAAGCCTATCACTCGCAAAAGAAATCATTATTGAGGAAGTACTCAAACCAATGATCAGCAAGGATCTGACTAGTATCAATGTTCTAATTAATCCTACAGGTGCATTCATCATTGGTGGTCCTTATGGTGATTCAGGATTAACTGGCAGAAAGATAATCGTAGATACTTATGGTGGATATGCAAAGCATGGTGGTGGTGCCTTTTCTGGTAAGGACGTAAGCAAGGTTGATCGCAGTGCGAGTTATTATGCCAGATATGTAGCAAAAGCCGTTGTAGCGGCAGAATTGGCCGACACGTGCGAAGTTTGTGTGTCCTATTCCATTGGAGTAGCAAATCCAATCGCTGTCTCGATCGATACCTTAGGAACTGGGAAATTATCCGATGAAGACTTGCTTGAGTTGGTTAAACAATACTTTAACTTCACACCAGGAAACATTAGGAAAGAACTAGAGTTTGAAACAGTGAAGTTTCAAAAGTTAGCAGCCTATGGACACATGGGTCGCGAAGATTTACCTGTCCGATGGGAGCATGTAGAAGCAAAAGCAGCAGAGCTAAAAGAAGCATATGAAAAAGCCAAAGGTTCTGCATAACTTCTATAAGTCACCCGCATGGCTAGCTGCTCGTGAAATAAAAATAATGTCAGTAAATGGGCTTTGTGAGCGATGTGGACAAATCGGAATCGAAGTTCACCACAAAGAAAGACTGACCATTGAGAATGTTAATGACTCATCGATTAGTTTTAATCAAGAGAACTTGGAATTACTTTGTAGAGAATGCCATAATAAGGAACATGACAGATTCAATAATAAGATTCGATTTGATGTAGATGGCAACCTAATAAATCCAGAAAAACCTAATTAAAGTAAACATTTTTTGATATAATGTTTATAAAAGCAGGTGAAATCATGCAACCACAAAAAAAGAGGTTGGATTTTAATATAGGTCCAATTAAAGTAAAATTTAGAAATGAATTTCAAAGAATATTCGAAATTAAGGAATCTGAAGATTCTAAGTTCAATGTACTAGAGATTGGTTATTTGGAATACAATGATATTTGTGTCGTGCTTGCGGTTAAAGAAGATACTGAAGATGAAACCGTTATTCCTTTCATTGCAGAAACAAAAAAGGATGATGAATACATTATCATGTTTGATTATGAATGCTACATGAAGATTAATGACCAGAAATATAGATGTTACATAGCACATGAATTAGGTCATATTGTTTCTGAGATTAAAGGAAAAAAATTCCCATTACAATCATATGAAGATAAAGAACAGGAAGCCCTAGCTAATATTGTAAATCAAAATGAACATTCTGCTGATTTAGAAGCATTAGGATTACTGAGAAATAAAAACACATACATAAACTCGTTGAATTATTTGATAGATAGATTCAATGAAATAGTTCCAAATAACAGTGATGAGATTAAGAAGAAAAATATTTATATTCAAACAATGAAATTAAGAATTAGTGCATTAAATTGATCCCCCCCTTCTTAATTATGAGTAATTCAAAAGGGTACCGTACAGGGTGGCAAACAAAAAATGGAAGGCAAAATTTTTGAAAATGTTAAAGTGAGGAAGTGATTTTTGATGGTGCATAATTACATTTGTAATTGCTCAATATGCAATACACCTATTAGATTGAGATTTCAGGTGGATCATTATGATATTCCTGTGAATATACATTGTCCTGTTTGTTCAACACTAATAAGTGGAACAATTAGAATTCCAAATGATGATGGACCCCTTAGTTTAGATCAAAACGAATGGTTTCAGTATCAGATAAAAAATGTTCATAAATCAAATGACAAACCTATCTATGTTGCCGAATTATCTGCAGAATTTTTTCAGAGAAAACTTCGTAAAGATGACGATATACCTGATATAACACCATTTTTAAGGATGATGATGTTGGGTGGTGAAGAATCTGTGTTGAATCTTCAATCACTTCATAAATCGTATGATGATCTTTTAAGGATGAAAAATTCTATGAAAAATTTGAATAATCTTTGGATTAATAATAAGATTGATATTTTGATTCAGAATCTTGAAAAGGATGATCCTTATACTAGTATTCTAAAAAGTGGAGATTATATATATGCTGCTAAATCAAGAATTGATGCTAGATTAATTCTTCATCACGCAAGAAAATATTGGTTAAGTGGATTAATAAACAAGCAAACTTTTATCGAGGCTGATAAAGTCCGCATCACCGTCCATGGGAAAACGTTTCTTTATCCTGAAATTGCACGTTTCAGTAGTTATTTGTATGGAAAAAACAAGTTTCTAGACTTTGATATCAAAATCTTGAAGTTAACTGAAGAGTTTATTGATTTGTTTCCGCTTTTAATCCCGATCGTAAATAATTATGAAATCATTGATCGTTTTGACCTTAACGAGCTTGGAGTAACTACTGTATCTTATGAAAATCTAGTTGATTTCTACATGAATATGTACGAAACATATTGTGATCATTGCGACCTAATAATAGGAATAAACAATATTATGCATAGACAGAAGTATGATTCTTTTAGTAATAGAAAAGGCTTTGATTTTGATGAAACAGTTAATAGTGTGGGATCAAAATATAATAAAGTAAATCAACTTGTAAATGGTTCAGAAGTATTTGGACACACATATAAATCCGTAGTGAACAATAACATACGCAATGCGATTGCTCATAGGACGTTTAACATGGATGTGATTAATCAGAGGATTAACTTCATTGATAAAAACAAAGATAAAGAGAGAATTAACTCATTATATTTTGTTGAATTTGGAGTCTTGTGTCTTAAACTTTTTTACAAATTGAATGTACTTTATGAAATGAAGCATCAACTCGAAATGTTTTATCTAGTGGTAGTAAAAAGAGAAAAGCAAAACTATGGTTTGTCAAAATAAAGTCACTTAAGTGGCTTTTTTACTTGCTATTTGTCCTCTTTAGAGTGATTTATATTACTAATCATTGGAGGTAATCGGTGTGTATAAAATTGGAGATAAAATTAGAATCATTAACATGAAGGGTGAAGACCATTACAACGGTCGTGAAGGAGTCATCGAATACATAGATGGACTTGATCAACTACATGGAACTTGGGGTGGATTAGCAATCATTCCAGAAGAAGATTTGATTGAAGTCATAAACTCTGAGGTAGTTGAAAGAGTCAACTGAGTGAGGAACTGAAATGTCTAAAATAAAAGATGTGAATATTGAGATTGAGCGACTTCGGTCGCTTTTTTCATCGGTCGATGAGACCAAAACCCAACTAGTCGATAACCTTATTGAGCAGGCTGCATTTATGAAGGTTGAACTTGGGGTCCTTCAAGAACAGATAAGGAAGTATGGAGCTGTTCAAGTTTCAAGCAAAGGTGCTCAAAGACAAACAGAAGCAGCTAAGTACTACACTAAACTTATCAACTCGTATGGAACAGTTATCAAAACACTCAATTCAATCATGGGAAAGAACGTAATTGATGGCGATGATGCGTTTGATGAGTTTCTCAAGAAGGCGAATATGGCATGAACTATTTAATTGAGTACTACCAGAAAGTGATGTCCAATGAAATACTAGCTGGAGAGGAATTAAAGAGCACTCTTCGAAAACTGATGGATGATATGGTTAATCCTCGATACGACTTTGATGAAAAGCCAGGAAACATGAGAATCGATTTTATCGAAACCTTCTGCAAGCATACGAAGTCCCCATTCAATGGACAACCATTCATTTTAGAACTTTGGGAAAAAGCAATCATTCAAACTGCCTATGGGTTTAAGATTGCTGAGTCTGGATTAAGACGATTTAATGAAGTCATATTACTGATTGCACGTAAGAATGGAAAGACAACCTTCATCGCTGGGATTGACCTTGCTGAATTCTTTCTTTCCAAAGGTGGAGTTGATATCGTATGTGCTTCAAACACGAGTGAGCAAGCGAACATTCTCTTTGAAGAAATCAATAACATGCGTGAACAGTCACCTACTCTATCAAATGAGAAACGTAGTAAAAAGAATATATTCTTCATCTATTCTCCGAAAACAAAGAACAAGATTAAGAAATTATCTGCACAAAGTAGAAACAAAGATGGTTATAACATTGAAGTGGGTTGTATTGATGAAGTGCATGAGATGACTGATTCAAAAGTATATGATGCCATCAAGCAGAGCCAATCAACAAAAAAGGAACCACTAATCTTCATCATCACAACCGAAGGAACCACAGTGGGTGGATTCCTCGATAACAAATTAGACTATGCAAGAAAGATGCTGAAAGGTGAAATCACTGACGAACGTGTACTTCCCTGGTTATATACCCAAGATAACACGCAAGAAATATATGATGACCCTAAGAATTGGGTGAAATCTAATCCCAGTTTAGGTGTGGTAAAACTCTCCTCGTATCTCGAAGATGTGATGAACAAATCAAAAAATGACCACTCAACAAGAGTGACTATGTTATGTAAGGATTTCAATATCAAGCAAGTCGATCAAGGTGCATGGTTATCTTTTGATGATTTAAACAATGAAGCTAAGTATGAACTAAGCACTCTGAAGAATTCATATGCAATTGCTGGTGTCGATTTATCATCAACAACTGACCTAACAGCAGCAATCCTAATCATTCAGAAGAAGGATGACAACAAGAAGTATGTGTTATCACATTTCTTTATGCCGAGTGATGTTGTTAAGAAACGTATGGAAGAAGACAATGTCCCGTATGATATATGGATTAGAAGAGGTTTTATTACACTAACTGAAGGCAGTCAAAATGATTTTTCATTGGTGACTCAATGGTTTATGAAGATGATTCAAGAGCACCAAATTAGACCTCTCTGGGTAGGATTCGACCCCTGGAATTCTCAATATTGGATTAAAGAAATGGAAGAGCTAGGATTTAATATGGAGAAGGTTCGTCAAGGTGTCTACTCTTTATCGGAACCAATGAAACAACTGGAAGCAGACCTAAAGAATAAGCTTATCAACTACGACAATAATCCGATCTTGAAATGGTGTTTGTCTAACACCCAAGCCAAAGTTGACTTAAATGGCAATATTCAACCTTCGAAACTTAACTCCAAATACAAGCGAATTGATGGAACAGTAGCTTTGATTATTGCTTATGCAGTTCTTAATAGGTATAAGATAGATTACGAAAATATGCTATAATAAATCCAATAAAGATAAAGATATCGGGTGAAAGTATGAGTATAGAATGGCGTAACAAGGAAAACTTAATATGGACGATTAAACAACTAAGGATTATTTATAATGAATCTAAGCCCAACTCAGAGCAAACCAAGTGTTTGATTAAATTAGTTCGAGAATCAATTAAGAGTCACACAAATCATAATGGAGCCGATTATATATCATCTTCAGCAAAATCATTGTTAGATGAGAGCAAATTAAAGATGAGAAACCACGGAGACTTAAATAAAGCTAACAAAGTTCTTGGGAAAAGAGGATTATTAACGCTTGATCATTTAATCCCTGCAGCAAAACAAGCAAAAGAAGTATTATTTGCTAAAACAGATGATGATGCAATTAACTTGTTAGATAAATTTCCTTTAGCTCTGATAACTTCTGATGAAAACAAACGTATTAATGAAAATAAAGAAGGTAAGCAGGATAGACCCAATGGTTGGGAAGAGATTTATAAGAAAAGTGGTATTGTTTTAGAAATTTATAAAAAGTGATTAACGGAAATTAGAGGCAAATGCCTCTTTTTCATTGGAGGTGATAATTTGAGTTGGTTAACAAGTAAGAAAAAGGAAGGTTCAACAAACACCTTCCAGTTATTGAATCAAAACAATACGTTCTTCATACCTTTTGGTAACAACATATCCAAAAGTGATGTGGTCAAGATATGTATTGATAGGGTTGCGAGCCAATGTGCAAAACTCAAACCAAGATACATAAAAACTGAAGCAGATAAGACAGTAACCGAGAAACAAGGTCGACTGTCTTTTTTATTGAAGCACAAGCCAAACCCACTCATGACACCTTATGACTTTATCTATAAAGTGATTACGTTATTGCTACTGAATGATAATGCATTCGTTTATCCAATGTTTGACCCAATAGATGGTGGGCTTAAAGCACTCTATCCTCTCCGACCGATTTTGGTAGAAGCAATAGTAGATAATGCTGATGGTTATTACTTGAAGTTCTACTTTGATGATGGTCAACAATTTATGCTGCCTTATGAGAATATCATCCACTTGAGGAAGTACTTTGCATCCAATGATATCTTTGGTGGGAACGGATCATCTGGTGATCATGAAGCAATCCTAAAAACCATCTCAATCAATGAGAATGTGCTTCAAGGAATCGATAACGCAGTCAGATCATCGATGCAGATTAAAGGGATCATCAAAATGAATGGGATGCTTTCGGAAGCTGATAAGAAGAAACAAAGAGAGCTCTTTGATTTAGCACTCAACGATTCTATCAGTACTAAAGGAAGCTCCATCATCCCCATTGATTTAAAGTCGGAATATGTACCTTTAACAGTAGATCCTAAGTTGATCGACAAAGAAACACTCGAATTCTTACAATCCAAGATACTTGATTATTTTGGCGTATCGGTACCAATCTTCGCAAACAAATATAGTGAAGAAGATTTCAACTCGTTTTATGAGTCAACCATTGAGCCTCTAGCCATTCAGCTATCAGAGGCTTTTTCTTTGGGATTGCTTACCGAAAATGAGTTAACTCGTGGTGAAGAGATTATTTTCTATAGTGAACGATTGCAGTATGCAAGCTGGAATACAAAAGTGAGTGCCATCGAAAAACTGAT